GGCAGCTTCGCGGCCTGCCCCTGTGATGTAGTACCGAGGAAAATTCTTGACGTCTTGATACGTAACCTCACCCGAGTTCTTAGGACAGGTGGGCACCAGGTCTTTCTCAGTCATTGTTCAAGGTCCCAATGAGTTGAGAAGTAAAGACGTTGTTCAGCTGGACTATCAGTTGAATAACAAAGGTCAAGATCGGAGTAAGGGCCGTCAAAACTTGCGCGGTTAGAATCAGCAGCGACGTAATAACAGGTTCAAGCGCGATAAGAAGATCGATGAACGCTTGAGAGTTCTGTTCGATGATCGGAGTAAATGCAGCGAACAGAGCGTTAATCAGAGGCAACAGCGAAATCAAAAGAACAGTAAGTGCGTCCAGAATAGGCTGAATCACTACTGGCAGCGTAGCCAGAATCGGCTGAAGAGCTCCGGCCAATACGTTGACTAGTTGCAACAGTATCGGAGCCAACAACTGAATTTGTGTTCCAGCTTGTTGAATGATTGGAGTGAGTACGGGGCCCAATTGCGCTATTAGATTCCCGATGACAGGAAGAACCGGTGCGAAAGCGGTAACCAGTGTTCCCGCAGAAAGTGACAAAGCATCAAGCACAGGACCCAACGCAGAGATGATCGGTTGTAGACCTGCACCCAAGGATTGAATGAGACCTTGTACCGGTCCTGCCAAGTTAGTGAAGATTGGTGCGATAACACCGAGTGCAGATATCAACAAAGGCGCAGCTTCGGAAGCAAGCACGCCCATCGTCTCAGCAAGAGCCCCGATGGCTTGTTGAAAGCCGGTCGACGCCGTGAACTCTTCCAACACACCGAGAATAGTTCCCAGCACTTGGAACAGGTCCCCACCCTCAGCGCCCACGGCACCTAGCACGTTCTGCACAACACCGAAAGCTGACGCTGCGACGCTGCCAAGCTCCAACAACAGATCGAATGCGGTGCCGACAGCTTCCTGTAGAGTTCCCGTTTCAAAGGCTCGGGTGAGTGAGTCAGTGATACTTGTAGCGGCACTTGCGGCCCGGCTAGCTAGACCATCAAACACCGGGGTACCAGCGGATGCCAACTGCAAAAACGCGGTGAGAACCTGTGAAGGTACTTCCTGAAGTTGACGTAGTCCCGAGTTTGCACCGGCCAGAGCTTGTCCTAGCGTTCCATCCTGGGCAAGACCAGAAGCCGTATTCGCAGTTTGGGAAGCCATTACTCCGAGAATATTGGCTGTGTCCAAAAGGTTGCTTTGAAGTACGGGTAGAACACTCTCAGCTGTATTCCGTAGAACGTCATCAAACTCTGTGAACAATTCCTGTTGTATTGACTGTTGAAACCCTACGAAGTCACCTCGCAAGTCTCTTACAGCAGTAGCGAATTGCTGTGCGGAAGGTGCCAATCCTTCGATAGATTCTTGAAAGGCTTCCGCGCTACCCTCACCGGTTTCGAACGCTGCCGATATAGCGTCCTCAACCCCCAACATGCCAAGTTGAACTACTGCCGATGCTTGCTGAATAGCAAGGAACCCCGTCGCAGCTCCCGCAGCAGCGGGAATGATGCTCTGAACAGTGGCAGCCACAGCAGCAAGTGCCGGGATGGCCGATCCGGCCGCAGCTCCAATCCCGGCCAGTGACGTCCCGAGCCCAGCACCTACGCTGCCCAGCGTTCCGAGGCTGTTGCGAGCGGATCGGGCGAAACTGTTGATCGCTCTTGTAGCCGGATCCGTATCTGCGGTAACTCGAATGGTTGCGTCGCCGACAAGACCGCCAGCCGGTGTTGTCACAGGTTCACTCCCATACTCTTAAGGAAGCTATCGGAAGCTTCCTCCGCGCTGTCCCACCACCAAGGCAGTCTGGGGTCTCTAACACTTTCAGACTGGTACGGATTTTGAGGTGTATACCAGCCAGCTATTTCAAGGGCGTTATCGAAAGATTTACGGGTTTGTTCTAGCGTCTGATTTTCCCTGGGAGAGAGACGCCTCAACATCTCGGCATAGACGAGATTCAGGAAGCGATCGGGGGAGAGAGTATAGAAATCGACTCCCCGGGCAAGAAAGGTGCCGTCAAGTTCGTGCCAGATTCCGGGTTGGGTTGCCCATCCGATGATTCCGAGAACGGCTGTGTAGGGCGTAGCCCGTACTCTCCCAACAACCAGACGATAACGTCGCTCAGTTGATCGATTTCAATCGGATTCACCTTGTCTCGCATACGGGAAGTCAGGAGCTTGAAAGAGTCTGGCAGCAGTACGAGATTGAGAGCTTGAGTCAGGATGTCAAGTCGCTTTACTGCATCGGCCGAATCTAGGTCACCAAACCGGGTAGCGAAATCAACCAAGGTTCCTGCCGGGATAGCAGGGGCCGCTTCGAACACGTCGTTGTCGATCCGGAACGTCTTGCGTTCCCGGTCACGCGAAAAGTCCTTCATGCCCCCACGGTACGGGGAGCCGGAACAAGATCGTTCCGGACGATGATCGTTACTCTCTGCGCATGGGTGGGTAGGTGGGCAGGGTGGGCAGGCACTTCCGGTTAACCAAAAAATCGGCCCTATCGCGGGGTTAACCGAAGGTGCCTGCCCACCCTGCCCACATATACGCACGAACACGGAACGTAAGGATCGTGGGCGGTGTGTCCGGGTTTGTCGTTTGAACACGCTGTTTATTAAACATGTCGTTCAACTGAGCGCGTGAGCTCTCACCAGAATACGTTCCTTGGATGTGTTGACTCTGTAGCTCAGACGTGGTTGAATGAAGTCAGTTGGAACAACGAACCGGAGGAACGGTCGGGAGATCTACGGCAAGGGGTACACGTGAAGATGTCCCCGACTATGCACGACATCTGGCAGAGGATTTGAACAATGACTGAGAAAGACCTGGTGCCCACCTGTCCTAAGAACTCGGGTGAGGTTACGTATCAAGACGTCAAGAATTTTCCTCGGTACTACATCACAGGGGCAGGCCGCGAAGCTGCCGAAGCGTCATCATGTGAGCACGGTTACCGACGGACAGACTCTTGTCCCTGCTGTCCGTAGCCAAGGGCCGCACCTTAGAGTGCGGCCCTTAGTGCTGTGGCCAAAAAGTCATTGGGTTGCGTACCGGGATGGTGGACTATCTTCGCGTAGACCACCCTGCCCCCCACCGTGAATCGAAGTGCCTGAGCTCGCACAGGTCGAATCACATGCGGACGGGTACCCGAGATCACGTAGATCGTAGCGGGGTGCGAGCTTGTGATGTAGCCCGCTAGCTCTCGTCCGTCGCGTTCGATTCGAGACGAGATCCCGCGACCCATCGAGCCCGGGGCAAGGCGCCGTGCCGTCTCCTCAGCCCTTCGTATGCGTCGTTGCATGTTCCGGTATACAAGACCCCCCGGAAGACGCAACAGTCGTTCAAGGCGTGTTCTGTCGATTCGCACACTCACGTCTAGGGACATAGTCATCCGCGCCTAGACCCGACGAACACCCGCAGTTCGTTTCCGACGCACTGACCGTTCGGCCCGACAGATGTCAGGGGTCGCAGCAGAAAGTCTGTGATATCGCTGTCTGCGAGCATCTGGCAGAGAACGCCTCGCGTAGCGGTAATCACCTCCCACGCGTCCCGCAAGACCTCTTGGGCCGACGCGTCAAGTTCGGCAACCGTGGGGGCGAGACTCTGCCCGTCCGGTCCGGGGGCGCATCGAACCACTTGAATAACGATTTCGGCAGCTTCCCTGGAGACGTCACACCCTCCCGCGACCTCTGTCATCAAATCTGGGAACGTTTCGGTTGGGTAGATCTGTTCGACAGTAACAGCCAACATCCCGCAGTCACACTCATCCCAAGCTATCGAGCCGGGAACCACTCCAGAACGTTGTACTGGTACGGTCAGGTCAGCATGCACGGCTTGTCGTATGGTTTCCGCGATGGTGTACCACTTCAGAGGCCCTAGGATCATGTACCTATAGTACATCCGTTGGGTTGACAGTGTCTTCAGTTCATGGTTTACTTAAATCCGTGCAGAGGAACCGGAGGAATCCTGAGAAAGCACTTGAAGTTCTCAAATATCTGGATCGGCAACACCCGGGATATGCTTGACATGCAAAACGAGGGTATGCGTCTGGTCTACGAGGTTACCAAGGGGTTGTCCTACAACGTTCGGTACGAACCCCGTAGCAAGTACGACCCCAAGCCGTTCGTCCAGGTTGGTGGGTACGGTTTCCGTCTCAAGTCGACTGATATTCACGCCGAGGTTCAGGATGCATGAGGAACAATCCTGCTTTGGCAGGTTGTGCTGGATTCTTGAAGAAGCCGGGTACACGATCCAGGATGCCGAATCGATCGCTCGTGATCTGTTGATGGACCACTCGCTAGAGTTGGGGGTGATCCCGAATGGAATGGGGAGTGTGGAGTGAGTTCGCAGCAGGCTTCATCTCTGTGTCCATGTGGAGCAAAGAAGAGGCCGAATCGGAACGACTCCGACTGATCGAGACTGGTGAACTCCCTGAGGACTTGACACCCAAGTCCATCTGTCCTGATCACGAAGAACAAGTACACGGAGACTGCGAGTCTTGTTGGGAGGAGTAGTCAGAAGACTAAAACTAAGCCCCTTGTTTCACGTGAAACAAGGGGCTTACTCATGTGTGAGTACGTCTGACTGTAGGTCTGTCGACGTTGTACGTCCGGGACTTCTGCCTCAACCCGTAAGGATTCCACGTGTTGACAAACATGTCGACAAGGTAGAGACCGGTTCGACCCTGTGAGAACAGCTCGCCTACGTCGGGGAACTGGATCGTGACGCCTTGCCGGATCAGTTGGGTAACCCCGGCAGGCAGACGACAGTCACCACCTGTCGCCCCCCGGATGATCTCACAGACTAGTTCGCCCATTGCCAGAGCGGCCGCATCGGGAATCGGTTCGCCGAACTCGGCCGTAACCGTCCACGTACCCGGTTCTCCGTCGTTCACAGATAGGTCGTTGCACCGGGGCCACTCTCCACCATCGGTGCGGACTACAATTCGATTGTTGTCGAGCCTATATGAGCCAGTCACCATCGGAGTGCCATCGATGGTGATGTCAACAATACGGTTCACCGGGGACGGCAACACAAACTCAGACACGGAGCTACACGAGCATGTGCCGGGACAGCTTCCACAAACTAGGTTGAACCATTGTCCGCTGATCAGCGCTGGCTGAGGATACGAGCCTGTGTAGGGCCAGGACTGCCAGTCCGACGGCCATGGGTCGAAACAGTCTCGTCTACACGGCCTGAGGGTCACGGTACAGAGGCCGAACCGCATGCCCGTGAGAGACCACAGTAGGTCGGTGGCCATCTCGATGGCATAGCCCGTGATAGGCGCAGCTTCGACAGGTATATCGCACAGAAGTTGTACGGGCCAGGTTTGGCAGGGTCCGAAGTTTGCACCCTGACCCGGTGCTAGACCTGTCTGGGGAATCGGGTTAATTACTGGCATGATTCCCCTTACGGTGTGGAAAACTTCCCTGCTGTGACGATAACAGCTTGGGTTGGATCGGAAAGGTTAGTCGCTGTTCTGGTCACGCAAAGCCACCCCAGAAGAGCGGCCACCGGGGGCAGTCCAACCCGAGGAACGAAAGTGCCCGATCCAATAGCGTTTACAGCAGTAGACAGACTGGAGTGAGTTGTCTGTCCGTACTGCAAAACTACCTGATCAATCGTATTGTTAGCGGGAATCAGCCAAATACGTTGAATGGTTGATGTATTGGCGCCGCCCCCGACAGGGGTAAGAACACCGCCGTTATCAAACTGGGTTGGATCTACGAGAGTCGTATGGGCTGAAAAAGGCGTAGCAGTTTGGAGAGTATATTGAAGCGTTACAGGAGTTTGAGAGACCACGTTAGTTATATGCGGGTCGTCTGTTCGCATGCCCGAAACGTAGTGACTGAAAGCCCTCGAAAAAACGGTTCCAGAAGTTTTATTCAGGCTTAGGTTGACACCGTTCGGGGTGACGACATCTCCGGACACATTGAATGCCCCGATAGCTTCCAAGAGGTCAACAAACTGGTTGTTTGGTTGTGCCAGAATAACGGGTAGACTCTGATCCTGAGTAATAACTCCGCCGGATTGCACAGTCGCGCCAATGTATATTTGTTGGCGACGTTGAACGTTTCCGGGTCTAGCGCCCTGTTGAATAACTGCGCCATTGGAATCGATTAACCAATGGGTAACGGGCCGTGAAAGAGATCCAGCGTCCATAGCTACAGTCATCGCGGGAGTTGAAACTCGTATAGCTGTCGGGCGTACCTCATCCGTTTGGAAATCCATAACATAGCCAACCATTGCGTTAATATCAATAGCAGCTGGATTTCCTGCATTTGGGCTAAGCTCCCCACCGGAAAGTACACCCGTGGAGAACGAAATTGATGCAGCTTCAAAAACATCTGAGTCAGGCGATCCCACGCTGACCCGAAAGCTTTCTGAATCAATATGGATCCAGTATTCCCCCTCTTCTGCCCAAAATTCCAAAACCCCAAACGGGCTTGTTGTAATAGGGTTTGGCAGTGGCACGGTACCGGTAATGTCAGACCACAGAGAAGCTAGAGCAGATGATTGCAGAGGAAAGACTCTCGCTTCAACGCTCCCCGCTAGGATGCCGTTTGGAAACCAATACGTGTCTCGATACCGTGCTAGAGCCATCTATCCAGTCCTAGTCACTCTAAGCCAAGAGCCGATCCTGATAATCATGGGTGTTTGGGGCGTAGTCTGAGGGGCCCATCGAAGGGCTAGGCTGCCTTGAGTAGCCCCGACGACAATACTTCCCATCAAGGTCACTTGAGTTCCTTGAGAAGGCACCGCGACGGGAGTAGTAGCACCTAGGCTAAGTCTCTCCGTACTAGGTGCCCAAAATCCCGCCGATCCACTTGGTACGCTAAGTCCCAGCACAATTGGAGTCGATCCGTCCCCGTCAATGCTAAGAACAACTGTCAGCGTGTAGCGAGCATTGATCGATACGGAAAAGGACAGATCACGATCACTAGACAGTGTTGTTGTTGATTTGCTTTCATCCGAGGGCTTGTCCCGTGTTCGAGTGCTACCCATCCGATCAGCAGACCGGGATACAAAGTTGGCGTCAGCGTAAGCACGGTCCCCGTGGGGATCGGGGACCATGCTGTGCGCTTCGAGAAGAGTAACCATTTTCAGAGTGTCGTGGTATCACACGATAGAGTCGGGGGTGGCGTGGTGGTGACGTTCCAAATCCAGTGTTCGTCTGTATCTACAAAGGCGCCTGCGGGCAGCCATGCGGCGCCAACAAGGTCGTCCCACACTGGAGACGCACCCCGAGTCTCACTGATTGTTTGGAACGTACTACGGCCGTTTTCTACGGTATAGGAACCGATTTGTGTAGCACCGACATTAGGCCACGCATTGTAGATGAATCGTTGAGCGCCTGTTTCATCACAAGCACCCGATCCCGCAACTTCCTGCCAGACCTCAAGAGAGTATCTATTGGTTGGATTTCCCTCAGCTACTGCGAAACCAGTACCTGTCGCGGGTGTACCTTCTGTCAGAGACCGGGCCGATATGACGAAAGCCGCGATCAGAGCATTGATCTCACAGAAGTCTGTCGTCAACTGCATCCGGGTAAGAGTCGGATCGTCCCGCTGGTTGACACAAGGAGTACCATCCGCAGTACGTTCGAAGAACTCCTCTCCTTCTTGGTACTGAGGTTCCATCTGAACCTGAACAAAGCCCTTGGTAACAGCTACAAGACCCGATGCACCGGTGATTGGAGTTCCACACACATCAAGAGCTACAATGCGGAGATGAGTCCCCTTGATGGGAGTTACACACGTAGACGCTGCCATTACATAACCTCCTTATGCAGTTACGCCGAGATTGACACGAGCGGCCAGATGGCAGCACTCAAAACCGATTACGTACGTTCGCTCTGCGATCATTTGCATGGAGTTTTCGGCCCGGTCGAATGATTCCCGGTCCCGAGTAAAGAAGACATCGCCCCTGTACCCGAACACTGCACCTGTCGCGTACATCCAAGCGGAGCCTGCGGCCGCAGTAGATCCGTCTGGGCCTGTCAGTTGGTACCCGGACCCGACGATGATCCGGTTACCCGACGGGGTCCACAATCCGTCATCTCGTTCGATGGCGAGATTCCATGCAATAAACGTGGGAAAAAGGTCGTGGGGAATGTGGATGTACCCTCTCCCCCCGTAGCACTCGCTTAGATCGCCTTCGAGAACTCCGAGACCTTCCACCACGTCTACGGCTTCAATCGATACCGTTGCCGCAGTTTGCAGGATAATTCCATCAATGTCCGCAAATTCGGTATCTGCTGCCAGGTGGGGAAAAACAACCGCTTGACCGCCCGATACTCCTGTCCAGAAAGCTTCCTCAACTCGGGTGGATTCCACCCTCGCCAAGGCTTCCCGGGCCGCATCGTTGGCTACCCCTATCCCAACAGGTGAACAGTCGAACCGAGTATGAATGGTAAACGGGGTTGCACCTCTAAAAGTCTGCTCTACGTTGTCTGTCTTCGTAGGGGGCTCGGGCGGAGCACCCGTAACCGTCGGAGAAATACATTCATCGTAGGTGGATGATCCCGTCGGACATCTCTCTATCCACGTAACACCCTGTTGCCAGTGAGGAACTGACGTTGGATGTTGGATAGACTCCCACAAACCATACGGCAGGGAGGTGAACGAGGGTGGATCAACAATAGGACGCGTACCGGCCATGGGATTTCACCTCCCCGCCATATCAGAGGTTCGGGAAGGGATCGATGTTCGTGCCAGGCACAAGCTGAGCAACCGTCGTCGCACCCATAACCGAGAACGTGATTCGGTACTGACGCGACTCGTGACCAACCCGAGCAATGAGGTGGCACTCTTCAGACCATGCGGCAGTAAAGTCGTTCTCCGCGTTGAGGACGCTGTCTCGAATCACTCCGAGATCCAGACTCATGCCGTTGCCGTGAAGGAACGTACCGGCGGCGTAGATCATGACGTCGGCCGTAGTCGGCCAAGCGGTCATGGGAGTTGCGTTACCGAACTGTCCCGCCGCTCGAACTTGCCAGTCACTCACCCACTGAACCCTAAGGTTCCGATCCGTGAAGAACTGATTGATCATCGAGTTAGGGACCGAGAGAAGATCCACCCCAGTTCGCCAAGCCAGGTCCGCTCGGATGACCGCTCGTACCCACTGCGGGGCGACGACTTCGAGCACGTCATCCATACACATGCCGTACCGCTCACGGTAGTCCGTGGCTCCGAGATCGATGCCAGACAGGAACTGCTGGAAAGCAGGCTTGGCGGTGGCAGGAGTACCTCCGCCAGCGAACTCGCCTGTAGTGATCGGAGCGGAAGACGCCGCGACCATGAGGGCGATAAGCCTAGCGTTGGTGGCACGGTTATGAGCGGCCATGAGAAGCCGAAGCGTGTTCTGCGTGGCTTCCGGATAAGCATCGTCCGTCAGGTTTCCAGCCGTGAGACAGATGCCGTAACACTCAAGACGCTCTTCATCAAAGTCCGGGCACGGAACCCGGACACAAGGCTTGTTCGGAGAACCCGTAACTGTGGCGATATCGTCCGCTTCGGTCCACAGGAACGGAACGGACGCGTTCGAGAACGGAACCGCAAAACCACCAAAGGCGTTAGAACCGATGGCATCTGCGAGACTCGGAGAAACGGGGAACTGAATACCACCGCGAGTCACACCGAACGTAGGAAGGTCGATAAGACCGTCCTCACAGGCGATGTTGAAAAAGTCGTATCGGATCTCCGACGGCGCGCACCATCCACCGCCGGCTACAAGAGCATCCTTGGCGTCAGGTCGCGTCAAGTGCCTGATCAGGTCCCCGACCTGAACCGGGGACGTCCGATCGTCGATCGTGTGGTCGAAGCTGTTTCGGATAGTGGCCACCGTGTGACCGTTCTCCGTCGAACCAATCCTAGACACAGGAAGTGACCGGGCCTTACGAGAGAAAGCATCACCCAGCGACTCAAGAGACGACAGCGTGCCACCCTGTGAGACGCCCGGGATGTCCACCGAGGCTGTCACAGTCAGCTTCGGCGTAGGCAACTGGGGCTGCGGAGCAACCCGGGCCGTATCCGACAGGGACGCTGTAGCACGCGCCACGGCGTCCGGGGTCAGTCCGCCCCGACGCTCACCCAGGATGGACACGAGAGCTGCAGTCACACCCTTGGCCGTCTCCCGGGCGATGCTCTCCGCGCTCAGGCTCTCCGCAGCCTCGGGCATGGGATCGGCCGGCGCTCCGTGAACGCGGGTCTGAAGAGCGGTCATCTGGTCAGCGTTGCGGACACGTTCTTGTTCGGCCAGTCGCTGTGTCCGCACCTCACGGGCCGCGAGTTCGGCCCGAACCCGGTCAAGATCTTCCGCGAGCTTGTGCGCGTACTGCACTCGGTCCGGGGTCACATCTTCGAGTCCGTTGATCCGGTCGAACTCCGCGACACCTTTGGATTCAAGCTCGGCAAGGTCCCGGTCCCCAACCAGCGTCAAGTCTGAGGGGATAGAGAAGATTTCGTCTGCCATGTTGTACTCCGTGCCCTCTGCTAGCGTCTTTAGGACTGTCTGTCAATGTAGCAAGCTCGGAGCGAAACGGGCAAAGGTCACTTAACTTCATCAAATTGATGAAAACTAATCCTTTCGACCTGGGTTGACCGCAGTCAGTGACTGTGGTTTAATGAAATCAGAACCACTCGACGGAAAGAGGAACACATGTTTATCGTTTTGCAGCCCAACAGCAACACCAACAAGTCCGACACCTATGCGGTGGTGGACGGTGAAGCTTGGACCCGGTACGTAAACGGTGCTTCACTCGGCTTTGCTGTTCTCTCTCGGCACGACAACTACGTTGCAGCCAAGAAGGAAGCCGAGCGGATGACCGCAGAAAACCGCTAACCAACATAGAACGACTCCCTTCCGACTGATCTAGTCGGAAGGGAGTCGTTCTATGTTGGTTACTGCGGAGCCGGAACAGGTTGCTGGATCACGGGCTTGGGTCGCTTCCTGCATCCACACATGGGTTATTCACCACCTTTAATACGCCGTGCAAGCATGTTCATAAGTACTCGCAGTGCTTGCTGTTCTGTGATCTCGGTTCCTCGTGTACGCGCCACGGTCGGTCGGCCGGCCGCTACTAGAGAATATATTGCCCCAGACGCCACCCGAGCACACATGCGGGGAACCGGGAAGCCAGGCACGTTCACAGCGAGTAGCCCAACCAATCGAAGTTGTCCACCGATCCTGCGCCAATCCCCCGACACCTGACCAGAAGCTCTAAGGTCATGAACCTTGTCAGAGTCTGCACTCGGTCGAATCGCACCGGCCACCCAAATGCCGTGTCTGTCGTTTCCGACAACCACATCAGCTACGGCCCAACCGGTGTTGTCATAGTGTGATGCGGCAGCTTGTGATCCCGACGACATACTTGCGTGACCCGTACCCACTGTGATCTGTCCAACCGAGACGGTACTACCGTCATCCGTTGTGATCTCACCCGTCATAAAGTACGGATGGGAGTCTTCTCGGGGGACCGGCACACACTCGTTCGAGTAGCCGATGTGGCAACTCCCCCACTGTGCCGCATGCCCGTACAGCCTGCCCGACGCGTCGACCGTGATGCCCGTGGGCACGCTCAGACCCGGGTCTTGGAACCAGGCCACAGGCGGCTTCCACTCGGGACGCACAGACGCGACTACGGCTCCGGAAGCCGTTAGGGGCGGTGCTTCTCGGTCCGCGTCTCGAAGGTGCGCGGCAAGGTGCTCGTAGACCCCCTGTACGTCCCCTGATGGGATCGTAGTACCTCCCCGAGCACCGTTCAGGACACCGATCCCTGTTGAGCATGCCGTGAGATTGGCCGCCCCCGGGGTGCCGTCCGCGCTGACTTCATGGTGGATGAACCGACACGCGTCTTTGACTATCTCGCCGTCTTCGACTCGGTCCGAATCAAACCATGCGTACGCGGCGCGAGCCTGATTGAGCGTCAACGGAGAAGGCAACCGAGATTCATTGGCGGGACCGTCCCACGACTCTTCTGACGTAGCCGTGTCGTGAACCGATACAGCACCAAAGACTTCAGCGGGATTAAACCGATCTCCACCCGCAATGACCGAGCCTTCCTGGTCGAGAAGTTCAATGTATGCTTCTGCGAAAGCTGGAATATCAACGAGGGTGGCTGCCCGGATACGACCCGCGTGAAAAACGATCTTTTCCGGTTGGGCAAACAGCATGGACAGATAATCGTCCTCTTCACCCTCACCGATGGTTTCGTCTTCAGGCCATACAAACTCTATGTCAGCATCTGATATAGAGTCTGCATCTACGGACACTCCGCGTAGGAACTTGTCTCGGATCATTTGATGAACTGTTCGACCGTATTCTGATTCCAGATTCAAGACCCCCTCCCCCATGATCCGATCGTCTTCTCTCCAAATCCGGTCGATTCGACCGACATTCACAGCCACCGTGTGAGGTTCACCCCCGTGACTGTCCTCACGGTTCCACCTGAGGGGAAGAGGGAGATCGGCCCAAGTCAATGACTCCGGAGCAAACTCCCGTCCGTCTCCAGTGACGATCCCTTCCACAGCGAGGGGACCACGCCAAAAAGAGTCGTCCGACGCGTACAAAGCCGCTACTTGTTCAACGGCCTGATCTCGCGTCTCATGACACCCCATCAACTCCCCGTCGGCATCTTTGATAACTCCCCACCGGGAGTTATCCGGGCAGCCCTCATGATTTTCTACAATGCTGTACGGCATTACTACTCCCACACCGCGACGATAGTACCCCTACACCGAACCCCACCGAGACAGTCTCTATACCCGCCCGACGGGTAAGCTTGCTGAGCATCGGCCAGAGTTTCAAAAACAGTTCCGTCTACGTTCCTACACGGACCGCAGACGTTACGGTCCAACACCTCTGACGACACATATTCACTGGCTTCCGGAGCGACCGCTAGAACGGTACGTCGACCTTCGTTCTGTGCCGATGTGACTGCACCCCCGATTGAATCGCGCAAACTCGCGTCCGACAACTCATTCAAGTGTGTATCCACTTCTTGCGCTACTTGTTCTGGACTTACGGCCGGTCGGCCTATCAGGCTAAGCGCTCGTCTAACCCCTGACTGCACAAACGAGGTGTTGATGACTCGGGCCGTTACTCGGGCAATGGATCTCAATAGATCCAGACCAACCGCAGCAGTAAGATTTTCCAGACTCCACTCCGGTACGTCTACCCCTTGTTCCTCAGCTTCTCTCTGCTGATCTAGACCAGATTGGTTGGCGACCCTAGTCATGTGTTCTAACAGCACTGCGTACAAAGCTTCATCATCGACCGTGATAGCTGTGAGGGCGTCTAGGTTGTCTACTTCAGCAGCGTTGAAAACAGCCTCTGTAATCTGTTCCCGCTGCGCTTCTCGGATCGGCCTGACGTCAGCTAGTACTTCGTCAACAGCAGATTCCCACTGTGATTGCATTCGTACGAAGTCGACTCGGGAAGACAGTTCATACGCGGACAGATTCCGTCTCAGAGGGGGTGCAGCTGCGGTTAGTGATCCACCTAGAACTATATCCGTGTATTCACCCGCGAAAGCTACCCGGATACGGTCAAAGCTTACCTCGCCTAGTTTCTTTTGAAGCTCCTTTGTCAAGCTTACATCGTCTGTATAAGCTATGCATATGTGTGGTGCCCATGGCGTATATTGTATGGGCAATTCGGCACTAAGGGATTTTTTGATAACCCCTCGTACTTCGTCCAAAGACAGAGAATAATCCTCCTCTTTCACGTCGCCCACTGAGAGAACCCAACAGGGATTATCAAGGTCCCCGTTCCAGTGGCTTACTCCAAAAGCGCGAGCTTTGATGATGTCCACTGGATTGGATTCAAGGGCCGACAAAAGATCGTCCGTCAAAGATTGCCTGTCTTCGGAGGACCAATCCGAACCCTCACCCAAGAAAAACAATGTCAAATGGAGTTGATCTGCTGATTCTCCGCCCGACAACCTAAGCCGAGTCGCGTCTTTCTCGGTGGGCATAAGGGCAATCATCGCCCCGGAAAGATGCTCCCCTCCTCGGGTTGAGTTCTTTCCGTGTGCGTGCTGAACGTGTCGGCCCCGTAGGTGAAAGAACCTATCTTCATATACGGTTACCATTTGCACTCCGGACAGTAAATAGATTCGTTGTGTCTAGTTGAGGTGACATATCCCCGACCAACAACCTACCTAGTGAATCAAGTCCACATTCATAAAGGCCAGTCCTTCCGGGTCGAGTTCTCAAAGATAGTGCAGCTCTGGTATAAGGACATGTGTACGCGTACTTTTCACAAATTACCGGGTGCATCACTTCAACTCGATTGCCCCCCGAGAAACGCACAGCATGCGTTGAACGGGCTTGAGCTATCAATCGTTCGGTCCGGGACTGCGCGACGGATCCTGGCTCGGGAGGTGGATTTTCCTGCGTCTCGGGAGTACTTCGTTCGTCGGAGTCAGTCTCTGTGACCTGAGGACTCGTATCGGTTGTCCCAGACACTTCTCCGAGGTTTTCCCCGGTGAGATCCCGGTACGCGGTCGGGGCAAGATCTGCAATTGTGCGCATGAACAACTTCAAAGCCTGATCGCTCAGTTCGTCAGGTTCAGGGGCATCTGCATCGTCGAAACCTGTTTCTCTACGAAGTGCAGACCCTGATAGTTCCATACGGTCATACACTTGGATTGCGTTAGAACTCCGGTCTGGTCTAATAGCAAGTTCCGACATGTCGTACCAGATGACAAAGTCCCCGGGGCGTTCCTCACCCGACGCAGCCAACCTGGGCTGCAAATACTGAGTAGTGAAAGCTTGACATATTGTTTCAGCATCCGGAGCAATCGTAGTTTTAAGTGCTCCCTCCTCCAACTGCCACGCTCCCCAGTGATTCACCTCACCCATACCAGTGAGGATTTCGGCAGGAATATTCAGCTGAGTGGCGAGTCTCCTGATAGAGGATTCCCGTTTCTCAATGATTTGATCATCGAGTTGCAATGTAAAATCAAGGTGTTTTACGCTATCAACAAATTCGCCTGGAACTCTCATTGGAATAGGTATAACAGCAGAAGCCGTACCAGGTTCTTTAATGGCGGTCGCGGCAATCTCTATCCACTCAGCCATAAAAGGGTCTGGTTGATCTGCGAATTCTTCCCGAACTGGAAAGGAAATTTCCTCGGGAAAAATCACGATTCCTGCCGAAGCAAGCCTAGACAAATACTGCGAGATGATGTGACGATTCACCAGTTCTAGTTCACGCATGGTTACTCGGGCAGCGCGAGACGCAGAGTCGGCTACATAGTGGTATCGCTTGTGAGGTATGAAAACCCGCATGATTAGATGATCCGGCGAGACAGGACGCCACATCTCGGAGTCGTAAACGGAGTCTTCCGAGACGATCTCAAAAACTCCACTACGCTTCCTGATTTCGTCCTTAGACCGAATGGACCACACTTCCGACCCGTTGCGGGTTTCAGCAATAACGTACCCTTCCCCAGGTACGTCAAGCTGTGTTGTTAGATCAGCCAACAAAGTTGACTGGCCTAGTGCACCCCCAAGAGAAGCTACCAACTGCACAGGTAGTGAGTTTTCATCATCTATACGTACGGGTTCGTCTGATCCCGGTTCAAGCTTCGCAGCGAACAGACGAACCCGAGACATCATCCGTGATTTCCAGTCGACCGCGTATCGAAACTCACCTAGTGAATCGTAGTAGCCCCAAACTTCGTTCTGCCAGGACTGCGAACTAGGAAGAAACGAACGATCGGGTGTGTTGATCGTGGTAGCCGCTGCTGTTAGTAGCTTTGCTTCCATCCGGTTGACTGTTTCACGTGAAACATGAGGGGGCTTACGACCGAGCCCGAACGTCCACCAAGCCATTTTGACTATCCCTTCCTAGCCCTAGGACCACTGTAGCGAGGAACGACAAAGGGGCCGTCCGGACGTCCGGACGGCCCCTCTCGGGCACTGCTACGCCCAATCTTGCGCCGCGATGACCGACGCGACCCCCCATACGGCGATCCAGGTGACTGCGGGCAACGGTACGGAGACGAACGCGTCGCCGGCGGCCACGACACCCAGAGACAGCCACCCCGAGGCACACCAGGGGCACGACAGCAGGTCAGCCAACCATTGTGGCGTCCAGTGCCATCGCTGCCGGCGCACCATAGGCAACCCTTCGAGGGTGCCTGTCGTCCAGTCTGCGCCCCAGCTACGCCCCTTCTCGACTTCGCGTACCTCGCGCCAGTCGCCAACCAGACGATCACGCAACCAGATCATCGGGGGAAAGTCATCCTTGACAACAAACCGGGTAATTCGGTACGAACACAGACACATCACAACAAACAGGTACAACTCCATTATTCCTCCCTAAGGCAACACAAAACCCCCTGGAGGATTGAGGGGCACTCCAGGGGGTTTTGCCGCGTGGCAGAGTCAGTCTAGCAGGCACCGTACTTCAGTGACGCAAGCCGAACCAGACACTCGATACGAGAGTTGCATGTCTCGGATCGATAGATTGCCCCCTCGTCTGCGTAAGCCTGCTCAAGTGCCTTACGAACTTCGTCGTTGGAAAGACCGTCGCACGCCTTGAGAATGATGTCGAACAGCTCAGGCGAGACTCGAAGGGTTCCGAAGTTTTCCAAACGAATTTCCAACACGTCCTATTCCTCCTTGTTGTCGGACTGACTTAAGTAAACCACACCTGTGCCTGTGTGTCAACACGTAAAAGTCCCCCTGACCGGATCGGTCAGGGGGACTTTTACGTGTATGATCTACAGCTCGTTGATGATTACCAACCCGGTTTCAACGTCACTACGTCGAATGAGAAGAGAGGTGTACGTACGTCCACTCGGAGTTTTAAACTCCTCGTCACTCTGAACACCAATGTGAGTCCACTCACCTTCAGTTATCTTGATGAAAGTTCCATCGACGAGAATTTTTGACAGGCCATTCTCGTGAGAAACCCTCCGAATCGTACCTGTGAACGACTCACCATAGAAAACACCCGAAATCCTATCGCCAGTCTTCATCTTCGTTCCTCTTTCCTCGTTCGTTCCGACTGACTTAAGTAAACCATGACCGTTCGACCCTGTCAAGCGATCCGTCGCCTTGCTGCGGATGCACCGAACGATCCTTGTCCAGATACGACAGTCTTCACCAGTTTGGTGTGCCAGGCACCCCACACCATTCCGTCCAGTCGATCCGGGGACCAACCTATCTCCGGATACCACGTGGTCAGTTGGTCTTCGAGTTCTTCGAACACTCCCGCATGATGCCAACGTCCGTTAGCACTTAGTGCGCTCACGGGTTGCGCCCGGATGGCTTTGCCTTGGGTTGCTCGAACCTTACGAACCGGTATGTAGACACCTAGCTTCTCCATGGCAGTACCCAAAACAGCTACAGCCTGATCCCCGCCGTAGTTCACTTCGACACAGATATCGTCGGCTTCCCAATCAATCGCAGCCTGAACCGCTCGACGTCCCCAACCATCCGGGCTCAAGCAACAGGATTCGTCACTCAAAACGTACCCATGATGAACCGGTCGGCTTGTTTCACGTGAAACAAGACCCGATTTACCAACGACTACGATTCCCTGTTCACCCGCTCCACCCGACGGATCAACTCCGACAGTTCTTCTGATCAGATCGGGCACGTCACCGGGGTTTACTCTGCTTGATTCGATGGCGGATCGCTTCCACAATGCGTTTTCATCTTCATCGATCAGACGACCGTGGAGTTCCTGCGCTCCGAGTTGAGTTCCTGAGTAAGCGTCCTCTAGCTCATCCTTGACGGACTGTTCAAGATACGGATTGTCATACATGGTCACACCTTCAGTAACTGCGACCCGTAGACTTTTATGATCCTGGTAAAGCTTTTTGATCAGCGGTTTAGGCTTGGGGGTTGTCGACGCCACCCAGTGCGGACGAGGGCCCGAACGCAAACCGAAACGAAGTTGATCCCAACACCCTTGCAAGTACCGCCAAGCGGCTAGCTCTTCCAACCACGCGAGACACATGTTTCCGCCCGCGCGAAGTCGCTCCGTGTCTTCTGGTGTATGAGCCCCGAACAGTTTGGCCTGAGATCCGTTAGACCATCGGATCACGGTCCCGCCGGGGGCCTGAACGAGTCGTGCTGACTCA